ACCTTAAATGATGATGGTTCTGTTAATGCTTCAACTAAAATGTTGATAGGCTTTGCTTCCATTATTGCAGAACAAGAAGCAGCAACACTCAAAGAAAGAACTATATCCAGTAAAAGAAATAAGATTTTAAGAGAAGGTAAAAGTTATACATATTATGCTCCCTATGGATATGATTACAGTAAAGAGACTAAAATGTTATCCATCAATGAAAAACAGGCACAAGTTGTTAAAAGGATCTTTCAATTGTCTATAGATGGATATTCAACAGAAAGAATTGCTATTCTTCTGAATGCAGAGAAAATACCAACTAAAGGCAAAAAGGAGAATTGGACAGCAGGAACAGTTTGCAATATGCTTACGAATCCAGTGTATAAAGGTGAAGCAAATTATACTCTTAAAAAAGAAAAGAAAGCAGGTAGTACTTATTGTAAACCTATGGAAGTGGTTACTATTTCTACACCTGCTATTATTGAAAAAGAACAATTTGAACTCTCACTACAAAAACTAGCAGAACGGACAAAAAGAAGTAACAGTTTTGGAACTAAGTATAATCCATTACTTAGAGGACTGATCCACTGTCCCCACTGTGATGTAAAGTATGTATATAATTTTGGAACAAACCAATATCTCTGCGTTAACAAGTACAAGAAGGCGAGTAACAAAAATGTACATTGTACAGCCAAATGTATTTCCAATAAGCTGGATTCTATTGTTTGGAATGTAGTAAAAACATTTTTCTATAAGGAACTGGCAGCAGGGAAAGCACAGGAACAGATAGAACCATTACAGGCAGAAATTGAATCATATAAACGGCAGATTCTTCTTTTAGATGGTAAACAGTCTGAACTTACTGCTAGAGCAAACATAATAGTAGATGCAGCCATTGAAATAAAAATCCAGTTTCCTAATATGCCAGATCTTTATGCTAATAAGATGAAAGAAGTAGAAGAGATCAATAAAGAAGCCAGCAAATACCAGAAAGAAAAGGAAAGACTGGAAAAACTAATACACTCTAATGAATCCAGAATAAAGAATATCAACAGAGCCAGTAAAGAATCTGCTTTAGTGGAAAGTATTACAGATGAAACAGAAAAGTATGATCTGGTACATAAGGCAATAGATAAGATAATGATTTTTGGAGAAGGTAAAATATCTATTATTATTGTTACTTTTTCTACTGGACAAACTATTTATCTGGGTTATTCTTCAAAATCTAATAGCAAATACTACACAATCTTTTACCCTAGTTCTGATATTTACTTTGATATTCAAACAAGTAAAGGATATATCAACCATTTAAAAGAGAAGGCAACCATTAATTCAGATGGTTCCATTTACTTAGGTGATCTCACTGGAGAAGTTAAGGAATACAGTATTATAGATTTTGTAAATTATCTAGATATTGAGGAAAACAGAAGATACTATTAATAAAGAAAGTCCTGTTGGCATAATAAACTGGCAGGACTTTTTTTGTCTTGTAAACTTTACCTATCTTTGCACCAACTTCTAGAGTTCAAGGAGTTGAACCTCTTAGAAGGGACATAGTTAATTAAGAGCGTTTGAAATATTATCCTTAATCTGGAATCTGGACAATTCTAAAACACAGGGATAATAGACAGTAATCGCTCACGCTGTGCTATATATCTACCTAGTGTAGCTTATATAACTGTATGGCGTGGGCTATTGTTTATTACTTGTGTTTGGGCAGTCCAGAGCCTCAGATTAAGTAATATTCAATAGTTCCCACGCTTTTTTATTTTATTAATCTATCCAGGGAACAGATGGGTATAATTTAGTTTTTATGAAATCATTTTACTTTCTATTTGTTTGCTTAGTTTGTTTCTCTACATCTTTATTTGCACAAGAAGATATATTAAATCCTCCCCTGCCTAGAGGGATGTGGTCATTTGATTATAATTACCCTAAAGCTAGTAAAGTTCATTGTAAAAGATACAATCATTTTGAAATATTACAAGAATGGGATAAATATTATGATTATAGTAAAGACAGTTTAAGTATAACAATAAGAGCACCTTGGGGAATACAATATGTAAAATATAACTTAGATGGAACAATGGCTTCTTATAGTAGTCCTATTAACAACTTGAATGACACATACACCTATACAGAAGAAGGTAATATTCTTAAAATAGAAGGCAAAACAAATGAAGGGAATGACATCTATTATAATCTATTTAATTATACTAATTCTAGTGTAACAAGAACTGATTATACTTATAGTAAAGTATATAATAAATTCCTTATTACAAGTAGAGAAATTATTGAATATAATAAAGATTTCATTAAATCAACTATACAATCCTATAACATAGACACTGACAAATGGGAGAATGATCAAAGTTATAGTGTTTCCAAATTAGATGCTTATGGAAGAGTGATTGAAGGAGGCTGGTATGATGAGAAAGGAGAATATCATATAGATGTACAATATTCATATACCAATAATGGATATATAGAATATAGCAAATCTAATGGTCATAACTATGCTATTCGTGAATTTACTTTTAATAATCAAGATGATTTAATTAAAGAAGTATGGTATAACTGGAATGAAGATGGACGCAAAGACTTAGTTTCAATTACAGAATACACATATACTTATCCTAATCCAACATCTAATGAAAACATAAAACAACAAAACTATAAAGTATATTCTACAGAAAATGGATTGGTAATAGAGAATAATATAAGAGACAGCAACATAAAGGCTTCTATTTATGCAATAACAGGTCAACTATTAAGAACAATATCTATATCTGACAATAGAACAGAAATTCCATTAAGTTCAGGTATTTATATTGTAGTATTAGACAATCAATCTTATAAAGTTAAGGTTAAGTAAAGAGAGGAAATAAAAAACTGTGTTAGCAAAATTAATATTTTATTCTTTGCTGACACAGTTTAATTTACATCCTCAAACAGTTTTATTTACATCCTCACTGAAGCAATTTATTTAATAATATTACAAATCTAAATTCAAATAATACATAGCTTGTTTTGTCTGGAAACAATGCGTATAACTTTCACGAGAAAGTGGATTAGAACCAAAACGTTCTTTATCAAATCTAGGATTTTTTATAATAATAATTCCCTCCCAAATATCCTTTCTGTCAATGGCTTTTACCACATAAAAACATCTATTATCTAATACCTTTACTGAAATATCAATGCAATGTTTTTCACTAGAATCAAGATGAAAAACTGTAGCAATACTACTAAAAACTATATCTTCCATAACTATTTGATTTTAGATTATATTGCAAACATACAAAAAAAAGCCTAACAGGATCAACTGCTAGGCTTCTTTTTTAATACTTCCATACTTTACCATCATTTACTTTAGAGTAGTAAATATGGTTATATAGCGTAACTTTAATAGTATCAGTACATTCTACTGTATTTCCTTCTATATCCACTTTATACTTATGTTCTATGGTATATTCTGTAACATCTTCGCCATAGTGAGATTTTTTTAATATCTTATGTGATTGATATTCATAATTTTCGTGAACTACATCTAATTCACCAACTGTAGGAAGAACTGGGATTCTATCAGGTTCGTAATACTCAATTAATGCGCTTTTGATTCTACCATCTACAGAATTATCTACTTTGCAGCCAGTTAATACGGCTACCATTATTGCTATAATAAATAATAGTTTCTTCATTTTACTTGTTTATTTGTTTCCACTTATCACCATCTTTCTTAAATATCTGTGCATATCTGACTGGTATTTCATAAAACTTCTTCCATCTTTTACCTGTATCAATGGCAGTAGTACTATTAACGTATCTACTAGTAAGTTTACAGTTACTTGCATTAATATATTTGAGATCATACAAGTAAATTAGATCACTGCCAAATATATTTACATAGATTCCATTACTACAGGAATTATCTATTTTGGCTTTTGTCAGGTTCATATACTTATCTATCTGCATTAGATGGGATGGACAATCAGCATATCTTCTATCTCTGGTTTTAATTTCCACTACTATCTTTTTATCTTTCAACTCAAAGAATCCATCCACAAAATTATATCTATCATTAGTTGGATTCCAGTTTTTTGCAGTTCTTGACTGCTTTAATAGGCTTTCAAATATTCTTCTACCTTCATTTTCTGATTCTTGAAATTTATCCATTAAGCCAGTAATTATTTACCAGCCTGTTTATTACTGCAACGTGGGCAGTTAAAACCTTATACAGATAATAGCCATAGTTCTATATCTGCTTACATTATCATTCACATAGCCATTAACATTACAGGCTTCATTTATAACTTTGTATCTTTTAAATGATTCTTTAAAATACAGACCATCTAAAAGAGAATCTGCCAAATTATTCTGGCTTATTCTCTGTTTCTTCTTTAGATGGTTGATTTTGAATATCTACCTGAATTGTATTAATCAGGTTTACAACTTCATTGTAAGGCTGTGTAGCCAAATAATTTAGGATTTGCTGTAGTGTTTTGGTTGATAAGGTTATTGATTCCATATAATTAAAGTTTTAAGTTTAGTTTTGGTGAATCTAACTAGCATGCTGTATCTCAATTTTCTATAGTACAAAGATACTAAGTTGTTGGCAGCCATAAAAACAAATTATCAGAAATCTTGATATTTGTTACTATGCTTCATTTTTGTAAATATTCTTTGGTCTGAAACAAGTAAAAGAGAATAATAATTACTTAAATATGATTTTACTTCTTACAATTATATATCCAGCAACTTTTTTACCGTCTATCCTCTTACTGGCTGCATCAATTTCAAACCATTTATCCAAATCCGTAGCTTTAGCCGTTTCTTTCTTTCCAACTAATTCATAAGTCTTTTTAAGCAATTCCTTTGCCTTCTTTGCAGGAATAAATTCGCCAATATGAATATCTTCTTTGATTATCTTGAATATCTTATTATCTAAACTCTTATAGTCATTAGTAACCAGCAATTCATTTTTAATTGCCTTCTGCACATATTTCAGGCGTTTTACAGCCTCATCCCCTAACTTATGATATGCTGGTATCAATAAAGGAAACTGTTTCTCTAATTCTTCTATTTTAGGTGAAACAACTAAACTCTCTTTTAATTGGCTGTACTCTTTATATGCTTCCTCAAATGTAAGTTTCATACCTTTCTTTCTTATTATTTCATTATCTACCAATTCCCAATTAACAGAAGTATGTAATATTCCATTAGAATCATATCCTTTTGCTATTTGTAACCCACTGGAATATATCACTTTATTTACTTGGTAGTTATATAACTCCAGTTTGGGAAGAATATCATTCACCTTATAAGCATCATTTTTCTTATCGTATGAAATATACATATCATTTACTTTGTCTTTTAATTTATCTCTTAAATGATCCTTTACTATATCTGGTGCAGTATTGAACATATTTGCTGTTTCTTTAGCTGCTTCCAATTCTTTTTCTGTCCTCTCTTTCATTTCTTCATAACTTAAACTAAGAGTATCCAGTTGAGTATTGAATATATGTACAATTAAGTTTCTAAAAGGATTTGTTTTTGTTCTGATCCTGCCTGCTATCTGTGGAATATCAGTATCTATAGCAGCTAAAGTATGTGGATTGGAAGTAGAACTGACAACAAATGACATTGCAGTATCACTAAAGTAATCCACACCTTCAAAACCTTTGCAAGTAATGAATGTGAACATCTTATTATCACTGATACTGTTACTTATTTCAAAACCTTCTAATTTACTTCTGTTTGATTCGGTATCAGCACATATAATTCTTACTTCATTATTTGTTAAATCACAATGATCTAAAATAGCCTTTATATCTGTTACTGAGTTAATAAAGAAAAATGCTTCATAGCTCTTTTTACCGTTTATCTCTATATATCCGTCTCTCTTATAAGCCTTGATATAATTTGAAGCCTTTTGATATGGATGATTGTTTTTTTCTAATGATACAATTAATGTATCTGTATAACTCCAATCTGCAACAATAACAGGCACACCATTTAAACAGGAAGGACTAAATTCAGCCTGTATAGGTGTTGCTGACATAAAGCAGAATGATTTATACTGTTTGAAGCTGTCTAATACTCCATCTATTGCAGTATCTCTATAACTATATGCTTTCAACAAGCAATGATATTCATCCACCAGTAACCTAAAATCAGCAGGATTCAGATATTCAGCCAATTTAGCCAGTTTATCATAAGTACAAATGATCTTCTTAACTCCATCTTTCTTTAAATACTTCTTTAGCTTACTTTTCAAAGTATTGTCAAAGCTACCAAATAAGCCGAATAGATTCTTATTATCTGATTCTCCAGCATCTGATTTACCAATCTTATTTACTATCAATTCTTTAGTAGGTACTGCTATAACATAGTTTTCACTGTTAGTAATGGCAATAGTAGTACCACCACAACCAGTAATAACTTTATTGAATATACAATTATGTGGAAGATCTTCTAAATGTAAATATCCATCTGTAGAATTAATTTTTAGTGTATTTGCTTGATTTTTCATTTTATGTATTGATTTTGACGTAAAAAAAAGTTCCATCTATCTAAGTGGGTAAAATCTAGTGTTTATAAGCATCTGGAATATTATTAGTGCCATTGGAATAAAATTTTGTATTCTATGTCTATAGAGAGAATCTGAAAAAAAAATTCCAATCAAAGTAAAATAAAACCAGATTCACATCTGGTCTTATTCTTATCAAATTCACTCACACAAACGTACTTTTATGGCTTAAAGTGTATTTCTAGTAGAAGTTATGACAATACTTCTTGGACTTATTTAATATACACAAAGATACTGCTTTTTTTCGTGACTGTCAAGTAAATTTCAAAGAATCTAAATATGTAACTATATGTATATCTGATGTTTATATTTTATATCTAAGGCTCGATTTGAGGTGTATTTTTAAGGTCAAACCATCTAAAAGAAGAATGATTTTATCACTCCAAATTAAATCGGCTGGAATAAGATAATTCTAGAAAAATAATCGAATTAAATCGGCATCTTCTTCTTTAAATGGTCTAACCCTAAAATCACATCTGAAATTACTTATTATGTATCTTCTGGTGACACTCTTTACAAAGTGACATTAAATTACTAGAATCAAACGCCAACCATTTTCTTTTAAGAGGATCATTTGTTGTCATAAAGCTAATAATGTGATGAACGTCAACAGCAGGAACTACTTTATCTTCTTTTAGACATAGTTCACATAACGGATGCTGCTGTAAATATGAAAGCCTTAATTTTCTCCATCTGGTAGAAGTATATACTTCATTACGTTCTTCACGCTTAATAGAGGTCTGCTTTATTCTCTCTGGCTTCTTTAGATAAGGCATTTGTTTGTATTCCTTTTAGTTGTTTATTATCCATCTGTAATTGATACCGTACCATTTTAAGACGGTATTCTATCTGCTTAACTACATTATCTTCTATTCCATCTGATATTACCTTTAGCAAGGTATTATGAAATATATCTTCATCTGTCTGACTTAACTGCAAGTTGGTTGTATTACCTATAAATTTGGATCTTAAACGGTTGTAATTATCTGAAATATCTTTGGCTATTAAAGGTTTGATCTCTGAAATCTGGTAATTGTATTTATGATGGCTATGTTCTCTTTTAGATGGTTCTAGGATAGAATTAAATTCTTCTTCTGTTATATGTAGTAATTTACAAGTATCTTTGATACCATAGTCATATAGATATTGCAGCAACACTTCTTTACTGGGCTTTAATTTCTTCATAGTATTTGTCTAACAGTTCTTCATTCTTAGCAAAGAAATCTCTTAGTATCATTCTTATTATCTGGGCTTTTGGAGTATTAGTAGCTTTATTCATAATATCTATGTTCAATGCGGTTTCACCATCTAGGCGAACTGTGATTCTTTCTGACATACTTTCCTTCATATAAACTGTGATTTTTTAATGTTAATGTATTGGTTTTTAATCATATACAAAGATACGGATATTTTACAGCAAGAACAAGTAAAATACTAATAATCAAATAATTGACTGCCAATAGACTGGTTAGTATTTGAAAGTTTGAAAGATAAATGAGCAGATACAGATACGAATGGATATGTACACTTAAAATAAGAATTTAATTATGATAGACTACAAAGCACCGTCTGACGTATGTAAAGAAGCAAAAGAATATATGAAAACCGTATTAGCCAGACTGGAAGAATCTGGAGTACTGGAAAATGTAGATGTAGCAGCGTTAGATATGTTGGCAAGAAATTACAGTATGTTTATTAATGCTTCCAAGCAAGTAGAAAGAGAGGGAGCAACAATTGAAAATAGACAGGGTAACATTGTAAAGCATCCTGCTGTAACTATTGCCAAAGATGCACAAGTACAGGCAGTAAAAATTATGCAGGAGTTTGGACTTACCGCCAAATCCAGAACCAAATTGCCTAAACTGGATAAAGAAAAAGAAGAAGATTCACCACTGGAGAAATTTGTAAAGACTGCAAAGGAAGTTAGATAATGAAACCTTATTACGAATATGTAGATAAGGTTTTAAATGGAAGTATTGTTGTTGGTGAGTATATAAAATTAGCTTGTGAAAGGTTCCAGAATGATTTACAAAGGGAAGATCTGGAGTTTAGAGAAGAAAAAGTAGATCTGGCTATCCAATTCATTTCTACTTTGACACATTACACAGGTAAGCATTCTGGAAAGCCTTTTATATTGGAAGGATGGCAGCAGTTCATAGTAGCCAACATAGTAGGCTGGTACTGGAAGGATTCAGGTACTAGACGATATACCAGCAGTTATATTGAAGTATCAAGAAAGCAGGGAAAAACGGCTTTAGCTGCTGCATTATGCTTGTATTATCTAATTGCTGATGGTGAAGATGGCGCAGAAGTATTATTGGCTGCAAACAGTAAGGAACAGGCTAAAATTGCATTCGATATGTGTAGCAAGTTCAGTAAAGGCTTAGATCCAAAAGGAAAGTATCTTACTGCTTACAGGGCTGATATTTTATTCTGTCTTACCAGTTCCAAATTGAAAGTATTGGCTGCTGATGATAGCAAACTGGATGGTTTTAACGCTAGCTTTGGTTTACTCGATGAATATCACGCAGCAGCCAACAGCAAGGTTAGAGATGTAATTAAATCCAGTATGGGGATACGCGAGAATCCACATCTTTGTACCATTACAACTGCTGGATTTGACAAGTCTTTACCCTGTTATCAACTAAGAACAGTAGCTATAGAAGTACTAAACCATCTAAAGGAAGATGACAGTATGTTTATAGCCATTTATTGTTTGGATGAAGGCGATAAATGGGACAGTGAAAAGAACTGGTGTAAATGCGCTCCAAACTTAGGAATCACTGTTACTAAGAAATATATCAGGGAGCAAGTTAAACAGGCAAAGAATAACCCTAGTGATGAAGTTGGAGTTAAAACAAAGACATTGAATATCTGGTGTGATTCTGCAACTGTATGGATTCCAGAGGACTATATAGTAAAGTGCAGTGATGTAGTGGATCTTTCTTCTTTAAATGGTCTGGACTGCTATATAGGTGTGGATTTGGGAGCAACAAGCGATTTAACGGCTGCATCCTTCTTAGTTGTTGATGGCGAAAAATATTACTTCAAAACACATTATTATTTGCCAGAAGCAGCTTTGGAAGAAAAGGCTGATAAAGAACTTTACAAGTTATGGAAGCGGTTGGGACTGCTTACAGTAACACCTGGAAACGTTACGGATTATGACTACATAACTACTGATATTCTGAAATACAGAGAAGTCGTTAATATAATATCTGTCAGCTACGATAAATTCAATGCTACACAATGGGCAATTAATGCAACTGAACAAGGTTTGCCCTTAGAAGAATATTCACAGACTTTAGGCAATTTCAACAGACCTACCAAAGAACTGGAAAGGCTTATATTGTCAGGAAAAGCAGTAATAGACAATAACGACATTACTAGAAATTGCTTTAGGAATGTAGTTCTGAAATCTGACTATTGTGGCAATGTAAAGCCGGTAAAATCACAGGATAAAAAGAAAATTGATGGTGTGATTGCTATGATACAGGCATTAGGCGGTTATCTGCTGACACCACATTATACCAATACGATATTTACAATATAAAACCTTAATTGATGGGATTTTTTGATTTATTTAAAAAGAAAGAGCCACAAGAAGAAAGAAGCTATACACCTTATGGACTTAATAGTCTGGTATATAATACAAATTCCAGCTACAGGACTGATAAATCTATGCTTCTTTCCACTGTCTACAGGTGTGTAGATGTAATTGGTGATTCAGTGGCACAATTACCATTAGAGCCATATAAGATTGACAAGGACGGATATAAAAGAAAGTATCTGGAACATCCCACTTACTACCTGCTGAATAAAGAGCCAAACAGCCAGATGAGCAGGTTTACTTTTATGAAAACATTGATTACCTCTGTCCTTTTAAATGGTAATGGTTACGCCTTAATTGAAAGAGATGCCAAAGGTGATGCAGTAAGTTTGAAGCTGATTCCTTCTGAATTGGTCACTATATCAAAAGTTGATCCTTTAAAGAACAAGATAATGTATAATGTTACTGGCATTAAACAACTGGTAGAACCTGTTAATATGATTCATATACTGAATTTCAGCTATGATGGCATTACAGGAATCAGTACATTACAACACGCCAGAAATACTTTGGGACTGGCTACAGACAGTGAAGCACACGCAGAGGGGTTCTTTAAAGGCGGTGCAAATCTGGCTGGAATTATCAAAGTACAATCCAGCTTAACGCCAAAACAGCAATTGGATATTAAGGAGAGTTGGCAAAGTACATTCAGCCCTATGACTGGTACGCCAAATGGTGTAGCCGTATTACAGGGAAATATGGACTTCCAACCAATTACAGTCAGCCCTAGTGATGCACAATTATTAGAAACCAGACAATTTAATGTAATTGACATTTGTAGGTTCTTTGGAGTATCACCAGTAAAGGCATTTGACCTTAGTAAATCCAGCTACAGTACGGTAGAAGCAACTCAATTAGCTTTCCTTACTGATACGTTATCACCTTTATTAGAGAAAATAGAACTGGAGTTTGAACGTAAACTATACAAACCTTCTGAAAAGAACAGCATAGATGTAAGATTCGATACGTCTGTATTACTTAGGGCAGATAAAGCCAGTTTAGCTACATATTACCAGACCTTGTTTAATATTGGTGTAGTCAGTCCTAATGAAATAAGAAAGCAATTGGATTTAGAACCTTTGGAAAATGGGGATAAGTCATTTGTACAAGTAAATGTAATGACTTTAGATAATGCAGTTAATAATTTACCTTCTAATAATGCTATAAAGAATGATACAGAAAATATATAAAGGCAGTGATATAATGGTTGCATTGTCATTGAAGGATGCAGAAGGTACACCCTATAGAATAAGTACTACTAATGAGTTTACTATAAGGTTCTTTACTACTGATCCTGATACATATATAGAAGGTAGTTATTCTGCTGGTAAATATACTGGAATCATAGCAGAAGAAGATACTGATTACATTGCTTTGAATGCTTTGGATTTAGAAAAGCTGGAAGATGGAGTACTAAGTTATGTGTACCATATCAGAGTTACCAATAGTAATTTTAAAGATGGCTTCTATGATGAAGTAATAAAAGGACAGACTAATTTATACTTAAAATCTAAATGCTTATGTATAAAGTAGAAATAACCAATAACAATAAATATGAATTGGAATTGGACAGGGCTAATGTAGTAGTTGGTTCTGGTGGGACTGTAGTACCTGTTTGGGGTACTATTATAGGTGATATTACCCAACAAAAGGATTTACAGGAGGAACTGACAGGTATTAAAGAATCAATTCCAGACCTTACACAAGTAAATGAAGATATAGCCAATTTGGAATCTGTTAAGGCTAATAAGTCTGAAATTCCTGATGTTACAGGTTTGGCTACTAAGGAAGATCTTAAAAGTAGGGTTACAATGAGTTATCTAGGTGCTAATTACTATAAGAAGGCAGAAATAGATAAAAAATTAGATGCCATTACTAGTGGTGAAGCCGATTTAAGTAATTATTATACCAAAGAAGAAACTTATAGCAGGAAAGAAATAGATGAAATGATGCCAACACAGGAATGGACAGATGTTTGAACTAAAATTGACTAAGCTATGAAAGAACAACGAAACTGTAACTATGAATTAAGATCTGAATCCAGAACGGTAGAAGGATATGCTTTGGTATTCGATAAAGAATCCAGAGATCTAGGTGGATTCATTGAAATAATAGATCCTTCTTCTTTAGATGGTGTGATTGAGAAATCAGATATATTATGCCTGTTAAATCATAATGAAGATAAAGGGGTATTAGCCAGAAGTAAATTTGGTGTTGGTTCTCTATCTTTACTTGTAGATGAAACAGGATTGAAGTACAGATTTGAAGCACCAGATACCGCACTGGGGAATGAATTGCTGGAAGGGCTTAAAAGAGGTGATATTACTACTTCTTCTTTTGCCTTTACCATTGATAGTGACAAATGGGAAAAGAGAGCAGACGGTAAATATCTAAGACGAATCACCAAATTCAAAGAATTATTTGATGTTTCCCCTGTGTACAAAGAAGCCTATCCAGATACCAGCGTAGCCTGTAGAAAGATGCAGGAACTGAACACAGAGGAATTAAAGGAATATTATCAAAACCTTAGAGAAGGACTATAATGGACACTTTGACTTTGATAGACCAAAAGGAACAATTAAGAAAGAAGGCAGAGGAATTGATTACCAATGCTGAAAAGGAAATTAGAAAGTTGAATGATGGAGAAGCTACAGAGTTAAACCATCTAAAGAAAGAGATTGCAAGTATTGACAGCCAGATAAAAGGTATAGAAGAAGAGAATAAAAGAAATTACAAACCACAAATCAATAAAAAGACTATGGAAAAATTTTCATTGCTTAAAGCTATCAATGATGTAGCTAATAACAGACAATTAGATGAAAGAGCCTTAGAAGTAGTAACAGCTGGTCAGAATGAAATGAGAAAGGCTGGACAATCTTATGCTGGACAAATTGTATTGCCTATCGAGGAAAGAGCAAATATTCAGGCTACTGTTGCAACTGCTGGACAGGAAAATGTTGCAGAGGATAAATTAGGAATCCTAGAACCTCTAAGAGCCAATTTAGTATTAGTACAGGCTGGTGCTTCTTATATGACTGGCTTAATTGGAAATGTATCTATTCCAGTTTATTCTGGATCTAATGTAGGTTGGGCTGGTGAAGTTGCTGCTGCTACTGATGGCGCAGGTAAATTCAGTGAAGTAAACTTAGAGCCTAAACGCCTTACTGCTTATATTGATGTTTCAAAACAGTTCCTTATTCAGGATTCCAACAGTGCAGAAGAAATGTTGAAAAGAGATATTGTTGCTGCTATTTCAAATAAACTGGAAGCTACTATTTTAGGTAATGCTGCTGGTTCTGCTACACAACCTGCTGGTTTGTTAAATGGTGTAACTGCTGACACTGCTGCTGTAACTTATGCCGACTTTGTAAATATGGAAGCTACATTAGGCGAAAAGAATGTAAGAGGTGATATTAAGTTTATCGTATCTCCATCTGCCAAGGCAGTATTAAAGTCTACAGCAAAGAATCAAAATTCTTTCATTATGGAAGGTAATGAGGTAAACGGTTATCCAGTCCTTTGTACATCTGCTGTAGCTGGAAAAGGTATTGTTTACGGTAACTTCAGTGATCTGGTTATTGGACAATGGGGAGGTATCGACTTGACTGTAGATCCATATACACAGGCAGCTAACGGTAAAGTAAGACTGGTTATCAATGCTTACTTTGATGCCAAACCCAGACGTGCTGATTCTTTCGTAAAGAAAGTGTTGAAAGCGTAACCTTAACTTATGAATAAGCTATGTATGTAACTTTATGTGAAGCAAAGAAACATCTGTTGGTTGATAATTCATTTAAAGATGATGATGAATACATACTAGCTTTAATAGATATAGCAGAAGATGCTGTTTCAATTAATATAAATATTCCATTGGACAGCATTACAGTAGGTGGTGAATTACCGCCTGCTGTAAAAGCTGCTATACTTTTATTAGTTGGTAACTTATACGCTAACAGAGAACCTGTAGCCTATACTGCTGTAAATAAAGTGCCTTACACTTTTGATTACCTAATTTCCTTATATAAAAACTATTCCACAAAGTAATGAGGGCAGGACTATTAACCGATCCTGTAACCTTTAGAAAGGCAACCATTACAAAGAACCAATACGGACAGGAAGAAACAGATTGGATTGATTGCATATCAACAAGGGCAAATGTAAGGTTCAATTCAGGTAACAGGGTTACAGAAAACAATGAAATCATTAATACCTATACAGTAACATTTACTGTAAGAAGGTATCATAACATAGATGAATTTATGAGGATTCTTTGGAAGGGCAAAACTTACAGAATCCTATCCATAGAGGATAATAACGAAGATAGGACAAAACAATCTATTACTATTATTGGAGAACTGATAAATGAATAATGTGGATGCAAGGCAAGTCCTACAGATGTTTGCTGTACTGGATAGCAAGAGACAGAAGAAAGCACATAGGACTGCACTTAGAAAAGCTACAGGCATATTGGTTAGAGAAACCAGAAAAAATTTCAGGAAGGTAGTAAAGAATCCCAATGCCAGAAACAGGTGGAACGGAAAAACCTTTTCTTCTGGAATCAAATCTAAGGTCAATAAGGAAGCCACAGAGGGTAAAGTACATATTATGGGAGACTTTAGATTAAAGTTCTTTGAAATGGGAACTAAGACACGTTACAAGAAACGGACTAAGGGCAGACCATCTACAGGTAGTATAAAAGCCTCTTATTTCTTTAAAAAAGCCAGAGAAGCCAAAGAATCAGAAATCAGTAATAGTATGAATGACATCATTAGTGTCCCATTAAAATTGGGACGAATTAAAAATTAAATAAACTTGGCCCAT